GTCAACAAATGCGCTAGAGAAAAGTTTATAGAATATTTATTCTAATACCGGTGTTAGTGGTCAGCTTTTTGCGCCGACTGGTAGTCAAGCATTAATGATTTCTATTAAGAATGATATTGCATTGATGATGATATTAGGTAACAAATATTCTCGTTTCTTTACTTTTATTATTAATTCACTTTTCTCAAATTCTAATATAACATTTAAATACACGTTATTGCCAATTTCTTATTATGATACTAGTGATTATATTACTGATGCTTTTAAATTAGCTCAAAGTGGGTATTCATTACTACTACCAACTTTGGCATTAGGTATTACCCAAAAAGATCTATTAAATTTAAAAGATTTAGAAAATAATGCATTGAAATTGATTGAAAAATTGATCCCGCCAAGTTCTGCTTATACGTAGACTGCGGGCACTGGTAAGGTAGGTCGTCCAGAATTGCCAGCGGATCAAAAGTCACAAAAGACTATTTAGAACGAATAGGCTTTAGATAATAATGGAGGCTCAAATGAATAAACCATTATGCGAATTTACTGTACAAGTATATGGCGAATTAAATAAGTATAATGAAGTTTTGAGCAAGGCAAGATGCAGAATCTTTTACAAATATGAAAACCGCAATGGTACTTATATTACCGATGAATTTGCAGAAAAGCTTATAAGTTCTCTTCCATATGTCCCAGTAAAAGGAATTTATTCTGATGAAGATTATACCGATCATGGCGCGCGGCGTGACCAGGGGCGTATTTATGGTATTGTTCCTGAGAATCCAAATGTAGCTTGGGAAGATTTTACTGATGATGATGGAGTTACGAGAACTTATGCTTGTACAGATGTTTTGATTTTTACTGCTATATATGAAGAAGCAAATGATATTATTGGTAAAAGTCAATCTATGGAATTGTATCCACCTTCTTTAAAATATCATGAAGCTATTGTTCACAATAAGCGTTACATTGTTTTTGATGATGGTTGTTTTTTAGGGCTTCAAGTATTAGGTGATAAAGTTGAGCCTTGCTTTGAAGGAGCTTCATTTTATACTTTATAGAGTACAATAGAATATACTATTAATTAGATAAAAAAATACGGAGGTACTAAAATGCCTAAGATTAATTTCAAACTCTCTGATGATGCTAAGTTTAGCGCACTTTGGGCTTTACTGAATCCAGAGTTTAATGAAGAAGGCAACTGGACCATTAGTTATGGAATTTCAGCAGTTTATGATGACTATGCTTTGGCTGTAAATTATGAAACTGGTGAGGTGAACCGTGTTTACTATTCTAAGGATGATGAGAATGATATGGTTGAACTTGGCGATATTGTTAAGTGCTATATTGTTGATGTAACTGAGGAAGAGAAATCTACTCTTGATACTCTTCGTTCTTTAAATGGTAATACCTATGAGTTAGTTAGCGATGTATTGACTAATGCTCAGGAGAATTTTGAAAAAGTTTCAGAATTTTCTACCAAAATTGAAGAGTTGAATGAAACTGTTTCTACTTTAACTACAGAGAGAGATAATGCTAATGCATCAATTGGTGAGTATACAACTCAGCTTGAAACTGCAAATGGCACAATCAATTCTTTAAACGAAGAATTAAATTCTTTGAAAGAGTATAAGCTTAGTATTGAGACTAAGCAAAAGGAAGCTGTACTTGATGAGTATACTGAGAATCTATCTGAGGAAATTATTGAGACTTATCGTGCCAAGATTTCTGAATATAGCGTTGAAGAACTTGATATGCGGCTTGCTTACGAGCTAAAGAAAACTAATTCTTCTATTTTCACTAAAAATAGTGATGAGGGAATTGTCCCTAAAGATATTCAACCTGATGGACTAACCGCCATCTTATCAAAATATAAAAAGTAATTAGGAGGCTATTTAAATGGCTAGAATGGTTATTGATGGTTTCGGCCAAGTTGAACTTAATAACGTAGCATTCCGTCGTGATGGCCGCATTGAGGCTCAGTGCGCTCTTGATACTGCTGCTTTTACTAGTAGTGTTCCATGTGAGAATGGTATGATTCTTCGCGTTAAGAAAGCAGAGCACAAGATCACTTTCGCAGATGCTAGTGCCGCAAACCAACTTTATGCTTTAAATTATACTACTGAGCATATGTATGATGAACGTAAACCTGGTCTGAAGAATTTCAGCCTATCTGCTCAAAAGAATGAAAAGGGTCAGGATTTCTATCCTCGTGTGGGTTATCTTGCTGCTGGCGACCTTTGGACTACTAACTGCATTGATCTTGGCACTTATGCTAATACTTCTGCTGTTCAGTCTGCCCTTGCTTCTGGTACTGCTGTTTATGCTGCTGTTGGCACTTAGGGCGCTGTTGTCCTTGGCTCCGCTGCTCCTACTGTTGGCCCTGTGATTCAAGTTATTAAAAAGACTACAATGCCTGATGGACAAGAAGCTTTTCAACTTCAAGTTCTTTCAGTTTAATTTAGGAGGGTAAATTATTATGACACTTAATGAATTAAGAGAACTTGCCCTTCATGCCGTTAAGGGTACTGCTCCTGATACCTTTACTGTTGAGAACGTTAACGACGCTTTCGCTGATGGTTTAAAGGAGTTCGCTGGTAGCTATAACCAGTTTATGAAGAATCGCTATGACCTGTATGATATCATCATCGAGTCTATTGATGAAATTCTTCCTCGTGATGTTATGTCTGCTATCGGTCAATTTGCCGAAATCCAGACTGTCGCTCAAGGCCAGAAGGCTATGTTCCGTAAAAAGCTCGGCCGCGCTCGTGCTAAGAAGTTCCTCACCCAGGTTGGTCTAAGTGGTGTTTATGAGACCTTCCGTCTCGATAGTGAGACTTTCGAGCTTGGTGCTCATGCTGTTGGTGGCGGTGCTACCATCGACTTCGAGCGTATGCTTGATGGTGCCGAGTCTCTGGCAGAAGTTGTTGGTATTGTGACCGAAGGTTTGACCAATGCTGTGTATGTTGAAGTTCAGAAAGCTCTTGTTGCTGCTTATGCTGATATGCCTGCTACCAACCGCTATGCTGGTGCTTGGAACGCAGAGGAAATGGTTAAGCTGATGAACGTGGTTCGTGCTTATGGCCAGCCCGTTATCTTTGCTTGCCCTGAGTTTGTTGCCGCTATGGGTGCTGACGCTATTGTCCCTGTTCTAGCTAATGGCAATACAAACGTGGCTCAAGGAGTTTATAGTCCTAAAGATATTGATGCTATTCATGACTATGGATTTATTAATATGTTCCGTGGTGCTACCGTGGTCCAGATTCCTCAGTCCTTCGTGGATGAGAACAATAAGGAGACCTATGTGAATCCTCGTTATGCTTATGTTATGCCAGGTGGAGCTGAAAAGGTTGTTAAGGTTGTCCTTGAAGGCCAGACTCAGATCCGCGATCATGAGAACAAAGATAACTCTATGGAAGTGTATGCATGGAAAAAGATGGGTTGTGCCATTCTGCATCACAACAACTGGGCTATCTATGAGAACACTTCTCTCACCGATACCTCTGCTAAGGATATCTACGGTTTCTAATATAAACTAATATAAAGGGAAGGGATGTTTCCCTTCCCTATTTTAAAATACGCGCAAAGCGCAGGAGTAAAAGGAGAAATAATTATGTCAGATAAAGTTAAGGTTATTAGTCAGTATGATGGCCGTTGCGGCATTGATAATGCAGATCTTCGAATTTCACGCCGGTGGCCGGCGCGCGGTTCTTATGTAATGTTTGATAAAGATGTACTTGAAGAGCTTATGTATGACCAAGCTTTTAGGAACATGGTTGAAGAAGGTTATCTTTATATTGAGGATATGAGCGTAAAGAAAGAGCTTGGTATTGAAAAAGAAGATGCAACTACTCCAGCAATTATTTATTTAAGTGATAAAGAACTAGAACGTTTCTGGAAGATTATTCCATTAACACAATTTAAAATTGAAGTCAAAAAGTTAACTAAGGTTCAACTAGATAGTCTTGCTGATTATGCTATCAAGCATGGTGATAATGGCTCTATTGAAAAGGCAAATTTCTTGACTGAAATTAGTGGTCGAAATATTCTTAAGGGGATTGAATTTCAGAAACAAATTGCTAGGGAGGGGTAATAAATGACCGATCTACAAGTAGTTTATGATGCTTTCTTGGCAAAGATGTTGGATGACGAATGGGCTGTATGGGAAGAAGAAGATATGCAAGAGGACTGGAAAGCCATCTTATACGGCGCGCTCCCATGGTTTAAATTTCCGCGTGTTTCTCTTGAAATCATTACTGATGAAGAAACTGGCACAGAAAAGTTTGAAGAAGATTTAAGTAACGAAGAAATTTAGATTTTGGCTACTTATATGAAATGTGAGTGGTTAAATCGTACTATACTGACTTGGGAAAATGTGAAACCTCTTTACGATGAAAGAGATTTTTCACAAGCAAACTTAATTGATAAGTTTAATCAGATGTTGGTATAGGAAAAGAAAAACGCAGCTAGATTAGAGGCTGTATATTATAGATCTATAAAGAGGAAGCCTTTTGATTATACTCAAATGGCGACTGCAATAGATGGCTGACGTATTAGAAGGATATAATAATAATTTAAAGAATCGTTTATTTGGTTTACTCTGTGAATATGAGAAGGGCCGTGAGTGGCAAAAATTTTTAGATTCGATTCTAATTGAGTTAATGTCTTATCCAGAGGACCACAAAACGATAAATTATTATAGATTATATACAAAAGTTTCTTCACTTCGTTACTTAAGTTATGAATATTTTAGAAGTACAGTTTTTGACTGTATGAGCCTGTTATCAAAATTATGAGTTATTTTGATATTTATAAAATGCGATTAAATCGCTTTGGTAATGATTATTAGTCTCGCATTCAAGGGGAACGAGAGCATTTATTTGATCTTTACTTATTAAAATCTATTTATAGAGTAGATTTTATGTATGAGGGCCAGCATTATGCTGGTAGTTTAGAAAGAAATAAGCAAGATAATAGTGAGACAAGACAATATTTATTAACTGATATAAATTTAAATATTCCAAATGGAACTATTTTAATGATTTCTAATAAGGATAATGTTGAGATTCCATGGATGATTTATTATCTTGAAAATATAAAAGCTAGTGGATATAATAGATATATTGTATTAAAAATGACGCATTTATTGCGTTGGACTGCACGCGATGGCTCAGAACAAGAATCTTATGCTTATATGTATGGACAAGAAGATAACATGCTTAAGAATGAGATCCGTTCACGTTCGCGTATGGATACAATATATGAAGAAAATTTGAAGCTTAGTTTCTTTGTTATGCCTACAAATGGTAATTTAAAAATTGATGATTACTTTATTATTGGTGAAAAACCATTACAAGAATATTATCGTGTAACTGGCTTTGATATTTAGTCTACTCCTGGTGTTGAATTTGTAAGTGTTGACCCTATTTATGAATTTGACTTAACTGCGCCTCCTGAAAAACAATAGGGAGATAACGAAGAAGATTATTTCTGGTTTAATGGAGGTAATGAATAATGGCGACACGTAATTTAGCTGATTTAGGTTTACATCTTTAGAAAATAGTTTCTCGATTATAGACTAATCAAAATTTAGTTAAGTTATTGTATTATACAGGGAAAGACCCTTATTCATAGAAAGATTTAACCAGTTAGCAAATTAAAGATAATATATATGAAAAATTGATTCGGGTAGTACCGAGAGTAAGTAATAAAGAAACTTCTGAAAGTATTATTGCTTTACGAGTGGTTTAGGGCAGAACTAATTCATCTAACAGTGAATTTAAAGACTTTGTTATAGGTATTGAAGTATTCGTACCAATGACATAGTGGTTTATTAAAGATTCTAATTTGCGGCCTTTTGCAATTATGGGTGAAATACATAAATCACTTAATGGGAAAATTATTGATGGTTTGGGTAAAATGAACGGCGGAGATTTTTAGATTAACTTCTTAACTGATGAAATGTCATGTTATGAAATGACCTATTATATAACATCTTATGATTGATAGCTATTCTTTTTTAAGTATTCCTTTTCAATTTTAGAACGTTTGTAAAATTTATCCGCCAAAAGTAAAAGAAATTTTATCTGAATCTAATTATCCAGTTTATAAAAAACTTTTCTTTAATAGCCAAGAAGATATTGAAGATGAATTTGCTGAATAGAAAATACCAATGGAGTCTGTTCCGACTCCACTTGGATATTTATTTGAGTTAGCTAAAGATTATCGTATAAAAAAAATTATTCTTGAAGGAATAGAGTTTTTTATTAAGGAATCAGCAGTTCTATTATTAGATCAACAAATAATTATTATTGGTGATTTAAAAGAAACTCTTCCAAAAGCCAAGTCTGTTGAAGATTTACGAATCATAGATAAAAATAATTATTTTAATTTTCAAAATGCGCTTCGCCGCGCGATAGGTGAAAAAGAAGTTGAACCATATAACCCAAATGAAAATCCTAAAGTAAAATATTTTAAAGCAAAAGCTCGTTTACGTGATAGAGTTAAAGCAAAATCTAAAAATGCGCTTACTTTAGGAGCTACTTTGGCATCAATTTGTTGTATGGGTATTGGAATAACTCCACTTAATGTCGGAGAGTTAAGCTAGGCCGCCATATCAGTTATTATGAGATACTATCAAGAGAAATAGAAATATGAAATTGATATATAGTCTTTAATTGCTGGTGCGGATAGCAAAAAAGTAAAACCGCAATTTTGGATTAGAAATATTGAAGATTTATAATATAGGAGGTCATTTTAAATGGCTAGTATTCTAGATCGTTACGGCATTAAAGAAGTTGCCGACGTAACATTCTATAAGATTAATTCTGATGGTACTCCTGGTGCTCCTGTACTATTTCTTGATACTTTAAAGGTATCTACAATCGAGCAAACTGCTGAACAGGTTGACGCTCGTGGTGGTAAAGGTAATCCTAAACTGATTACTTGGGACTATGGTAAGGAGATTACTCTTACTCTTGAAGACGCTCTGTTTAGTCCTAAGTCTATGGCTATTATGCTTGGTGACGGTAATGTTGCCCAGGGTGCTGGTGGTTATATTCGTAAAACTGCTGTGGCACGTCTTGGCGCCGCTGCTGAAGGTAAAATTAAATTAGTTAATGATTATATTACTGTTGACGTATATGATGCTACTGAAGGCAGTAAGCGTGTAAAGTTATACTTAGGTGCTAATGCAACTGCTCCTGCTGGTGAAGTAAAAATTAATGGTCAGCTTGCCTTTTCTGTTACTGGTGAAGCCTCAAAGTTATATGATGAGGATGGCACTGTTCTTGATGAAGCTTTCACTGAATCTGATCTGAAAGATCTTTACACTACTGGTCTTACCATTCCTACTGGTAAGAATCTTGATGGCCATAAAGTTATGTTTACCTACTGGGTAAAAGCTACTACAAAGACTATTACTGTTTCTGGCGACACCTTCCCAGGTACATATTATGTCCAGGGCGATACTTATTCTCGTTCCGACGTTGATGGGCGTGACCAGTTCTTCCAGTTCATCGTTCCTAAGGCTAAGTTAACTGCTGAGCAGACCATTACTCTTGAAGCTGAGGGTGATCCTTCAACCTTTAATATGAACCTGACTGTTCTTCGTCCAGAATCTGGCGAAATGATGAAATTAGTGCAGTATGATCTTGAAGATCCTTCTGCAGGTTAATTGAATTAATTATAAACGGCGGAGGAAGGAAACTTCCTTCGCTATTTTATTTTGGAGGTAAAGGTATGGATATAGGTTCTTTTAAAGTTTTAGAGAATGTGCATTTAAAAGCTACTTATGATATAGAAGTAAATGGAGTTAAATTTAATACTGGAGAAAGCATCGCTGTTTTTGATAAAATTCAATTAAGTAATTTTGATGAAATTAAAGAATATGTCGCTGCGCGAGGTGGGTATGATAATAGAGGACATGTTTTTTGGGAAACTACTAAATCAATGCGATTTTCTTTCACTTAGGGAGTTTTTTCAAAGACACAATTTGGATTATTGAATAATGCAAAAGTTATATCAGTTTCAGATGAAGAGCCATTATTAATTACTTATGATGATGAACTTGAAAGTGATGAAATTGGTATTTTGCGGCCGACTAAAACTCCGGTTGATTAGATTTTTGTATATGATAAAGAAAGTGGGAATAAAATTGAAGTAGAACCATCTGGTATACATTTTAAAATAAAAGAACCATATAAAGATGTAGTTATGCGT